TGCGTCGCTTGTAGGTACCAATCACACCCTTTGGTTTAGCGATCTTCTTCATTGGCTCACCCTTGGTGGACACAAAATACCTTGTGGGTTTCTGTTGAACCCTGTCACCGATGTACACCTTGGCACCTCCGCTTGGTGTCTTATATCTAAGCATGAAGTCGAACGGATCTGTCATACTCAGTAATATATCAGCAACATTCCACCCATAAATCAACGACTTCTCCACAGCTTTTTGCACAGCCATCATCGAGAAGTCTTTGTTCCACCAACCCTCGTACTCTTGCCAAGTAGTAGGGTACCAGTACGCACCCTTCCTTTTGACCTTTCCTTTATCAGTAACAGCAAGGTAGTTGTTGCAGTCTCGAATGAACATGGACCTATAGTTAACTTCTTCTAAGTTAAGATGAGTGTCTGACTCCCAACCTCTGCATTGCATATTGAACCACGACTCAGCAGAGCGCGGAAGGTAGGCAGTCACACCATCAGTGTTGGCTTGAATGATCTCTAATCCTGGCACCATTGAGAGCCGCTCAACTAACTGAAGTAATTGAAGCTGACCATTCACTGTCACCGTATAGAGGCACTGAGGATCAAAGAGGGGTGAGTATTCATTGTTGAAGTTACCAAATGCTCCGTTACCTGCAAGCTTAAGAGTGGAGTTCATTGTCGTACCCTTAGGATACTGGTCTCTATCTCTCTTAACCTGAGAGTAAGCCTCAACAAACGCACGACCCAAATGCTCAGGAGCAAATCCGTTAGCAATAGCAACACTCACGTACATACCACTAACATCCACATCCTTAATGATATGGGTATCATTGGAGTAGTAGGTCTTGTTGTTGACTGAAGCATGAACCCCACCGACGCCGAACTTGAAATCAATACCTGCAAGGTTTGTTTCAAGAGACGGTCGGTCGGAGGATTCAACATGAATGGTTTGGTTTAGGAACCATTGATGTACCTGTTTGTATTCTGTATTAAGGAATTTAGTTTGAGGCAGTATGATGTTCTTAAAGGGAACCATTGATCTAATGGTTTGCTTAGGTGTTGAACCCTTAATGAAACAGTTACCTCTACCAATCTGCTTTATTAAATACTCAACACCAATCTTCACATCGCTGTAGTTAAGTACATCACCTGTCAACACACCACGATCGATAAGATCCTGTCTCAATTCAATGGCAGGTTTACAGTGCTTAAGGAATCTCTCTGTTGCGTACACGTCGTGTTTACCATACTCAATTAGAGTTTCAATTTGTTGCTCGGTTAACTCACCCGATGGATCGTAAGGTAAATCAACTACCGTAGGTAAACGCATTGCTATCTCAAGGTCCTTGAGCCGACAGCGTTTCGCACGGTTCTCGAAATGATTCATCTTCATTAAATCTAATTGAGGTATAGTGCGTTCTCTAAAAGGAACAATGAGTGGATTGATACCGTAAGTGAAAGTAAATATTTGTTGACACAAGTCGTATGCTTTCTTTGCATCAAAAGTATATGGTTGTTGTAAGAACTGATTGATGATTGGAAAATCAAATCCCAAATTATTATAACCAACCATCAAGTGACTCTGCTGTTGGAGTACACTGAGATGTGCGAGTAGTTGTAACCTGTCGTTCTTTCTTGCTGACATCTCGAACACATCACAAGTCTCTGCGTCTTCATACTTACCTATGAACAAGAAGCACGACTTAAATGTTTCTAAATCATAAATGTATTTTAGCATTTTGCCTCTCTCTAATACAAGCCTTACACGCTCTATGTCCTGTGTGGTTATTTATGCGGGTGTTCTCTTTGGTAAACTCATGTCCTTTAGCGCAATGAGTGCCTCCGTTGGTTCCTTTTCTGCGACCCCGACCTATGTGTTTCCAGTAACGCTTCATAGATTGTTCGTTATTACAAGTTCTACATAGCCGTGTTCCTGTACCTCTAATGATGGTGTTCTCTTTGGTAAACTCATGTCCTCTCTTACAGTGGGTGAGGTTCATGTTAGGTGTAACACTTCTACCTTTTGCTGCTCGATCTTTATTGTTTGTATCACGCGTCCCCATAAATAAATGGTCGGGGTTAACACAAGGAGGATTGTCACACTTATGAAGTACACATAAATTTTTAAATATAGGTCCCTTATGTACAATAAAAGAAACTCTGTGTGCTAACACTTGTCCCATCATACTATATCTCCCATATCCTTGAGGAAATCTATAACCCTGCCACTCCCAACATTCATTAGGAGTGACTATGATTTTAGAATAAAGTCTCTTTATCACTGTAGATAAAAGAGTGGGTCCTCTACCCGCCATTACCTAGGGAACCCTTCACCAGGGTTAAAGGTTGGCATACCAGTAGGTGCTGTGCCTTGAGCAGGGAATGGAGCGACTGCCGCTTGCGGTTGATGCGCTGGCGGTAGCACTCCATGATGTGGAGCAGGTACCTGTTGAGTAAATGCAGGAGCGGCTGCTGGTTGAGCGTACTGCTGTGGTGCTTGCTGCGTTGGCATAGGTGGTGGACCTGCTGGTGCCACGTATCCTTGTGGTGGCGTAGGCATAGCGTTACCAAATATCTGTTCCGCACTTGGCGCGTTGATGATTGGTTCACCTGCTGCCACGAATTGAACGGCACTTGGATTCAAGTATAACCCTGGCTTACCTTGTCCAATAGCACCGTGGGCTTTAACATGAACTTGTACGTTCACATAGTCACCACACTTAATACCATCATTGACTTGAACGTGCGCTCCACCTTCGTACCTAAAGAACTTAATAGGTAGGCTGGTAGTTAAGGACAATACCAAGTGACCTGCGTATCCTGTGCGGTTAGCAAACAACACACCCTTATCATCCACTCCATCACCATCTTTAAACTTCCACGCAAATGATGGGGGCACTTGTCTTGATGGGTAGATAGCAAACGCTTCAGCTTGCATTGCTTCCCATATCTGCGCACCACCTGAGCCTGGTTGTTGGAACTCTGACTTAGGAATAGCTAACCCAAAACCATACTGCTTTGTCTGTTGACCTTGAGCGTTTAGCTTTGGTTGTTTAGTTCCGAAGATTGTTTGAAGTTGACCTTCAAATAGATCACCACTTGTCCATACAATGCGACCTTGTACGATCACTGACTTACCACTAGATTGTTGCATTCTTGTCTCCTATCAGTTTGGGTTCTTGCGAACCGAATATTTTACTTACTACCTTTTCAGGATTCTTTGCTTTTAATTTACGACCACCTAACTTACGCTCAGTCATAGACTCCATTAACTTCTTAGGTACTCCACGCTTCTCAGCCTGAGCAGGACTCAACATCTCAATCGTGGTTATATCAATACCTGTCATCATCTTGATAGCGTCAGCACTGATGTCCTTCTTCCATGTTCTGTGTCCATACACATCCTCTGCTATGTAACCAGGAATGATTTGACCTCTGCCTATTCTATCAACCGCCAACGCTTCAAGTGAACCCTTACGAGTCTTAAGTAACTCTTGAATGCGATCACACAATTGTAGTTGGTAGCCAAGCTCGTCGTTGTCGATGTTGTCTTGAATGAAATCATGCACTATCTCAACACCGCGATGGTATGCTTTGTTGAATGCAGGACAGTGGCTAGCAGCAGGACAATACTTACACGCATCACCACTTTGGAGTGTGTTGTTACCCACAACTATAGACTCCATGTGTGCTTCAATCTTTTCCTTGTAATCAAGTAGCTCGGTGTAACTGATACGCCACTCTCTTGTTGGTCCGTCTTCATGGTGGGCACGAGGCTGATGGATGCGCAACACTATCTGAGGGAAGGCTTTGTTCTGTCTAATCACTTCACCTATTGCATAACCAATCAACTGCCAATTACCTACAGCTTCTACGACACCGAAGCCATACTTGTAATCATCAACATATAAGATACCATCTCTAGTAAACGATAGATCATAACGTCCTTTAATTGTAATACCTGAGCGAGTCTTCCAGTCTATCTGCTTCTCAGAATAAATTTTATTGTTCCCTGCTTCTTCAAACAACTTAGCACTCAAAGCGTTACCATAGTATTTCATGTCATCATCAATGGCTCTGCCGTTATCAGCATGAGTGGGTGCCGGTAGTTTGTTAAGCATCATCTCAAGGTAGTACGCTGCTGCGGTACCCTCAACTGCTGCGTCGTTAGTCTCAGGTTTAGGTAAGTCTTTAAAGAACAAGGAACCAGGGCAAGCCATAGCTCTTGCTAATTGTGAACAGTGAATAGCTTGAATCATTGCACCCTCTCAATCAAACCAATGTCTACAAAATTGTCATACAATTCCTTTACCTGTAGTGGGTTGGAGAAAATCTCATAGAGTTCATTGACCTTGAAGTAATCATTAAGAGACTTAACGTACTCTCTTGTTATCTTCTGATCGTTGATAAGGTTAGCAACCACAGACACTAGGTTCTGTTGGAACGTCTCAAGAGTATGGGCGTACTTGTTACCAAACACAGGACTCATAGGTGTAGAGATAGGTGGTGGTGTGTTTAAACGCTCTGGTTGAAGCGGAGCTACTGCTGGTGTTACCTCTGGAGTAGGTCGCCCGACCGCTACCGTAGGTGGTGTAGTACCGAGTATCTCCGCTTCGATTTGTTTTCTGTATTCTGAATCTAAATTGCGTCGGTATCTCCACGTACCATCTTTAACAAACTCTTTACTAGATGAATGGATACGAGCATCCCATAACATACCAGCACTATCACGTCTACCATCTACGTTAGGTAGTGGTGTGATGGATTCTCTAGGTATAATAGGTCCTTTGGGAACAGCAGCGTCATAGCGTGGATTAGGGCGTTGCTCTATATCTCTAAGATGTTCATTCATCTTTTCCACATTCACATTAGGTACTATATCCTTTTCATCCATTGAAGAAATGAAGTTAACCATCTTCTCTGTCTGCTTTACAATCTCTTGTGCTCTACCTAGCTGCTCTACCTCTACTGGTTTGGTCTCTTCAAACGCTGCGAATGCTTTCTTCCTTAGTTCTTCAAATGAATCTGCTTCTATAGTTAAACGGAACATCTCATTACCTCCACTTTCACAATGTATAAAAGGCTATCGGGATAACGTCAAGTATTATTTAATTATTTATTTACATTGTCGATAAGGTGTGAAAGGATTGGCGCATGATCTTAAGACCGTATCAAGAAAATGTTAAGCAGAGAATCTATGATGAGTGGGGCAAGGGACATAAGAATGTCTTGCTTGTCCTTCCTACAGGGCTAGGTAAAACGGCAGTCCTAACAACCATAGCCATAGACAAATCTGTACTGCCCCACAACAAAATAGTAACGGCAATCGTAGTGCATAGAAAAGAATTGGTGCAACAGATTTCTTTAACCCTTGCTGAACAAGGGGTCTCACACAATATCATGTCACCTAGGCCTGTGATATTAGGGATCATTGCAGCACAACGCAAATTGTTAGGTAAGCAATTCTACGACCACAATGCGCCCATCAGTGTGATCTCAGTTGATACATTGAATGCAAGGATAAGTAAGTTCACAACATGGGCTAAGAGTGTGGGCTTGTGGATCACAGACGAAGCCGCTCACTTATTAAGAGAAAACAAATGGGGTCGCGCTGTCAGTTACTTTCCCAATGCCATAGGTTTAGGTGTTACTGCTACACCAGAGAGACTAGATAAGAAGGGTCTTGGGTCTCACGTTGATGGTGTGTTTGATGTGATGGTTGAGGGCCCACCTAGTAGATGGGGAATAGAGAACAAGTATCTCTCTAAGTATAAGGTAGCCATACCAAAGGGCGACTTCGAGGAACACTTACATCACACAGGTAAGGGTGACTACACAACTAAAGAGATGGAAGATGCCACAAAGAAATCTCGCATTGTAGGTGATGCAGTAGAGAACTACATCAAGTACGCAGCAGGTAAGCAAGCAATCCTTTTTGCTCCATCCATTTCACTAGCACATGATTACTGTAGTGAGTTCGAGCAAGGTGGGATACCAGCGCAAGTCTTAACGGGTAACTCAACCGATGCCGAGAGACTGCAAGGAATGATAGACTTCAGAGATAAGAAGACAAAGGTTCTTATCAATGTGGATTTGTTTGATGAGGGTCTTGACGTACCAGGGATTGAAGCAGTCATTATGACAAGGCCAACCATGAGCTTAGGTAAATATCTACAACAAATTGGTCGAGGGTTACGTCCAGCTAAAGATAAAGACTTCTTAATAATCATAGATCATGTGGGTAATTTTAAAAAGCATGGGGCACCTTGCGATAAAAGAAAGTGGACGCTTGATCGGATAGCTAAGAAGAAGAAATCATTCTCACTCATTAAGATATGTGATGCTTGTATGTCACCGTTTGAACGTGCGTTGAGTGAGTGTCCATGGTGTGGTGAACCAGCTACTAAGGGTGGCGGTGGTGGTGAGAGAGTACCACCTGAGATGGTTGATGGTGACCTTGAGTTAATAGATCCTATGTCGCTCAGAGAGATGTACGCTAAGAGTATCTTAGAAGATCCGGCAAGCATGAGTCAGAGAGTTGGGTACGCAGCAGGTCCGGCAGCAGCAGCTAAGGTAATGAAGACTCAGACAGAGCGAATCAATATTCAATCACAACTTAAAGATAAGATAGCTAAATGGGCAGGGTTTAGGAAAGATGAGGGCTTGAGTGATCGTGAGATCCACAAGGCATTCTTCATTGAGTTCAATCAAACCATAGCTCAAGCATTGAGTGAACCAAAGGATGAGATGTTAGAGATGGTGAGTGCAATAGATGAGCTACTGTTTAAAGACGTGGTTGATTGGAACAAAACCATTATGACAAAAGAGATTGTCAAGCAAAGTAAGATGCCACTACCACAACCAACCTTCGATCCCAAACCAGTGAGGATATAATGAAGTACCTAATACCTGCTGCAATTCTAAGTGTCGCTTGCTTCAACCTTTACAATGATGTGCATTGGCCACCATGGGTGCTGCTCTCTGTGCTTGCTAGTCTCTACATAGGGTTCATTACATGGGTGCTATACAACCCATCAATAGGTGTAGCTATAGGGTACACGTTACTCACTGTCAGCATCGGTGCATTCCACAAACCAATTCAAGAAGGTGTGATGCATGAGGTGTTGATGATGAAGGGACTTGCACTTGAGACAGGGTTCATCATGTTACTTCTATGTGTTGCGTTTCACTACATACCTCGAGCTGATTTAAAGCACGTTAAGAATGGATTGATCTTAGTCTTTGTGATCCAAGCAATATGGTTATTGTTTGATGTGTTAACAGGATGGAAGGGACTGCAAGGTCTCTTAGGTAACAAGAGTATTGGTTCATCATACCTTGCTATAGTTGGAATGCTAAACCCATGGTTACTTGTTCTTGCTACTATCACAGTGTTAGTTACTAAGAGTAGTGTCAGTGGTGTCGCACTAGCTGTAGGTTTTCTCGGTACTCTCATTATTAAAAGTAAGAACTATTTAGTTTACGGTGTTGTGCTTGCTGTCTTAGTAATTACCGCAGTCTTACTTGATGAGCAAAGGTTGCCCAATATGCCACGTTGGAATGCGTGGGCTATGTTTATAAACGAGTGGATAGATGGTGGAAAACATTTCTTTGGTGAGGGTCAAGGGTCCTTCATGTTCTGGGGTCCACACGCACAGCTTACTAATGAGTTTGAAGTTAAGAAGGGTCTATGGTTGTGGGCACATAACGATTGGCTCCAACTTCTAATCGAGACAGGTATCGTTGGTATCATGGTGTACTTAAATCTGTTTCGTTCTGTGTTGGTCCACTACTATCGGGAACAGAATTGGTCACACGTTGGTATGACTTTATCCTTTGGTGTTGTGATGCTTGGTAACTACCCATTAGCTATTGCAATGTTTGGTATCATCACAGCTTATCTAATCAGGAACACACGCTATGTCTGAGTCAGAGGTCCAGCAACTCATAACCTTAGAAGCAATGAAGCATGGGTGCCTACTCTTGCGGAATAACTCAGGTTCTTTTGTTGACGGTACGGGTCGGCACGTCCGCTTTGGTTTAGGTAATAGCAGTGCTAAGATTAACAAGACCTTCAAGTCTTCTGATCTTATCGGCATCACTACCATCACAGTGACGCAGGATATGGTTGGAAAAACTATTGGTGTTTTTACTGCTGTTGAATGTAAGGATACCAACTGGCCTGGAGAAATAAAAACAGATAGAGAGATAGCTCAGAATAATTTCGTCCAACTTATTAAGAGTAAGGGTGGCATCGCTGGGTTTTCAAATAGTGTTGAGACATTTATTAAATTGTTGGGGGAACAATGAGAATACATGAGTTGATTTATTTTTTAACTAAGACAAAACAAAAGTATGGCAACATCGAAGTCGTTATCCCACCACAACCAGCACCTAACGTACAAAGCTTACATGGTCTGACTGTACTCTCTACTCGTAGTGAAGAGTTAGAGTGTGACGTTATGTTCGTAGCTCTGTGTCCTGAGAACCAAGTAAGCAAAGAACAAACACTATAGTATGTTCAAAGTATTCCCTTGCGGTGCAAACAAACACCCACTCATAAACGATTGGCAAGCCAAGGCCAGTAATGATCCTGCTCAAATCAAAGCGTGGCAAGATCAGTTCGGTCAGCACCTTGCGTATTGGGGATTACCTACTGGGTCTATGAATAACATCATCGCACTTGATGTAGATGTGAAGAAGGCTAATGGGTTTGAAACACTAAAGCAATTCCCACTCCCTCCAACCATGAGTCAGACAACACCAAGTAAGGGTGCGCACTATGTATTTCAATACCCTAATGGCGGGTTCACTTATGGTAACAGGGTGAATATGTACCCTGGTATTGATAGGCGTGGTGAGGGAGGCTACATCTGTGTGTATGGTTTTGATAACACACCTATTGGTAAGGTGCCCGACTGGTTCATTGAAGATGTGGTTAAGGGTCCGACCTACCTCAAGGGTCCAACTATCACAACCTCACCACAGGTAGCAGCACCACAGCTTGAAGCTATCCTCGCCACTATAAGGGACGCTGCTCAAGGGGAGCGCAATCATACCCTCAACTCGGCAGCGTTTAAGGTGGGTCAGCTTATCGCATCTGGTGGGGTGTCGAAAGAGTACGCTGAGTCAGCACTGTACCATGAGGCAGTTAAGATAGGGTTACATCCTCGTGAGATCCAAGCTACCCTCAACTCCGGCATCAAAGGTGGGCACGAGAAGCCTATCGTCTCACCCTTTGGAGTACCAGATGCAACTGGGTTACCTAAGATAGAGATAGTAAAGCCTTGGAAACCTGAGCCTTTCTCCGCACTAGACTTATTCAACACCGCACATCTTAAGAAACCACAACTATTTAAAGACTGGTCCACTCAGGATATCCACATCACAACTGCTGATGGTGGCACAGGTAAGACAACCCTCAAATTGTACGAAGCTATATGTTTGGCATTGGGTGAGAGGTTCTTAGGGTTTGATTGTATGGGTGAGGGTAAGACTCTCTTCATTACAGGAGAAGACAGTGCTCCTAAGATAGCAGCAATGATAGGTGCAATAGCAAAGCAGATGGGTGTGCTTGATGATAGTGTCAGGCTTAACAAAGTCTTAACAAATATCTTAGTTAAAAAAGACACCGACCTATGTCTGATTATTAAGGATAAGCAAGGGTTCTTACATCCTAACCTCCAAGCAATGGACCAAATCATTGAGACCATCCATGAGTTCAAGCCCAACATGATTGTCTTTGATCCCATCTCTTCCTTCTGGGGTAGCGAGGCGGCACTGAATGATATGGCAAAGGCCGTGAGTAAATTCATGATGAGGCTATTAGAAGAGAGTAACGCTTGCATTGAGATGGTTAACCATATGGGTAAGCAGAGTAGTAGTACCAAAGACATGACTCAATTTGCTGGTCGTGGTGGTACAGGGTTACCATCTCACGCCAGGGTATCAAGGGTACTAAGGGTAGTGGGTGAGGATGAGTACCTCGAGCTAACCGGCAAGGTGCTACCTGACAATCAGTCTGCAATCATGTGCAACGTGGCTAAGTTTACTGACGGGTCACCACTTATCAACACTCCCTTTCTTATCATAAGAGAAGGGTATCTCTTTACGAGGGAGTCTATTGATAAACCTAAAGTCAGAGAGGATAGGAATTTAATGGGTGATATGGAACGTGTGTTTAAGTACATCAGTCAGTGTCGAGCAGAGAGTAGGTACCCTACTAAGTCTATCGTGATTGCACACTTTGCTACTGATAAAGATAAACTTAGTAAGGCCAAGGTTGAACACGCCCTAGCTATACTAGGGTTCAATGGATACGAGGGTAAGAAGGTAGCACAGGTACAAGGACCTGACGCTACCGTTAAAGAACAGGTGTATGTGCTGACTGATATGAACGGTAAAGAATTATAAACTGCCATACTCTTTAAACGTAATACCTTTCTTATCTAAGTACCGAGTTAGCTTTACAAACCATAGTGGTATCTTCCTCGTACCTCGTACCCAGTGCAACACAGCACCAGGTGAGAGACCAACAAGTAACGACAACTCACTAGCTAGTAACCTGTTCTCATGCAGTATCTCTTTAAGCTCATCAATCTCCATGTGTGTCACGTTGCTACCTCCAAGTCTTTAAGTGCAGCCTTCAACTTATCATTCAACTCACGTGCCTTCTTACTTGTCTCTAAGAATTTACCATGTGCCTTCATTGCTTTCTTCTTGGCTCTCTTAGTATTGTGTATCAACCATACTGTCTTCACACTATTCATCATCATACTCTCCTTTACCTACTATGTCTTTAATACCCATTGATTGAAGTGTCTGTCTTGTTAACTTCACTATCGTTCGGTTATTGTTTTTAAAAAACTTAATGAAGTCGTTACTCTTTAACTCTCTTAAGCAATCAAAAAATATATCCTTACTCTCAACTCCAATGTCTCTTCTCAATAATAGAAGTGAGTCAAGTGGTTGACCTTTGGGGTATTGTTTAAGAAAGTCCATGATTAAGTTAGATTGTTTAGGGTATGCACCTTCTAGTCTTGGGTGGGTTGGTAGTGTTACCTCGTAATTAAAAGGTACTTCACAATCCAACTCATTATCAATAGCATAAGCTATTAATCTCGACATAGCTGCATCCCTGTCTTCTGATATACTCATTAACTTTTCATAAATAGAAACAGGAGTGAAAACTTTCACCTCCCTGTACAACTTAGGACCATCAAACTTCTGCTGGTATTGTTTGTTTTTTATAAAAGTTCTACCTCTCATCACTCAACTCCTATCATATCTATCAACCATGTGTATCCTTCAACCAACCCATCACGCACGATACCTGCTGAAGTCTTGAGACTCCCATCGGTAGTTACGTAACCAACATATGTCATTGCTATTGCGTATAGTATTAGTAGTAGTCTCATAAACCTTCCTCATCTTTAATATTACAAGCAGCAATCCAAATTATTTTCTGCTCCAATTCATCATCATCTAAAGCATTCAACTCATTAAGTGACCATGCTCCATACTCTTTTAATTCCTTAATCATCAACTCACGATTGAGGTTTAAGTTAAGCTTACCTTGCCAATACTCAACGTCCTCATCGCACCTACCTTGGTGTGAACAATCCAACACAGTCTCGTGTGATAGTTGAAACTCAGGTAGGTAATTAAAGCTTGTCCAATATAATTTATCCATCACTCTCTCCTTCTCTTAATCCATTCATCTATCTCTCTCTTATCCCACACACACACGGCACCATGCTTAGTCTGCACCTTGGTAGGCTTAGGTAACCCGCGCATCTTTAGATACGACTCAGCCACAGGCCTGCTAACCCCCAGGTATTGGCATAGCATGGCCCATGTACGTATCTCATTGCTTACGTCTGACATTAAATCCTCATTGGCATTACTAACCCAACCAACTGGTCATTAAGCGTAGGCCCGTCGAGTATTAGGATGGGTGAGAGTGAGTCTTTAGCAAAGCCATACCCTAATGATAGTAAGGGTACGTAGTTAGGTGACACGCCAATCTTAAAGCTTGCATCTATCACATTACCTTTCTCATCCAAGTCACTCTTCTTAACCTCAAATATAAAAACCTTTAGTAAATTGGTATCACAATCCCATGTAACCTGCGGTTTTTTGATATTAATTGGTAGGTACCCATCACGCTTAGGAATGATACGATCTAAGTCACTAACCTTATCACTCACATAGTAATGTCTCGAGCCTGGCAATCCGCTATGCGTACCAATTGATAGGCTTGCTAGTTGTGTTAAAGACCTAGTGATGTCTTTAGTATTGCTACGCTTGACTGCATCTTTAGTTGTCAACCAACGCCCATTGCACAGATACTTTTCACTGATAAAATACCGATCAGTTTTATTTAATTTAAATTGTAGATTCATATCTTATTACCTTCCCTTCACTCGTTTAACTTTACATAATTCAGACCAGTCACAACTATACCGACCATGGTAGGTCGTATCATTAACCTTAAATTTTATTGCTCTCATCTTATACATACCTAAGCGTTGACCATAGACTCGCCACTCGCTGGTAACAGTGACCTCATTAGCTATTACCTCTCCACTCCAAGTCGTTACCTTGAGGCGATTAGATGCCTTATCACGTGTGATATAGACCATACCTTGCGACTCATCTAGGTACGCCCCTTGATTAGTGTACTCATAGCCATTAGGTCCAACGAACGTACAAGGCCCGTCGTTGATTGGAAGTGTTAGGTCAATCATTGGTAACACTCCACTCCCATACCTGACTGAGTATCTCACTGGCGTGGAGATAGTATCCCATAGTGATGCAGTCGTGCAGTGATGCTGACTCAGGTAAGTTATCTACCTTGGCAGACTCCGCATAGTCTGGGAATTGTTGGTAATGAGTGACTTGTTTGTGCGTCTTATGAGGTACCATTGAGTCAGCCATCTCACCTTGATTGCGCTCGAAGTCTTGCTCTGAATTAATATCCCAATCCACAAGTGTTGAGACTGCTCGGTGTACTAGCTCAAAGATAATGTCGTTAGGCATATGAATTTGAAACACGCCTGGGCCATAGCGATGACACTCTCTAATCAATTCTTTGAGTGAGTCGTCTCTAGTGTAGGTTGATATCTTGTCACCATTGCTACGTTCTACTATCTCGAAGTGAGAGAGGGCGTCTCTTAGGTGAGTCAGTGGTGTTGGGGTCTCTCGTGTCTCGGGCTTGTCACATAAGCCAGTCTTATTAGTTACCATATTCCAGTCTCCAGTCTGGGTTAGGGTTGATTAGTGCCAGTATAGGGTAGTTTGCGGACAATGTAAATTACAATGTATAGAATTATGCGGTGAGTCGTGGCGAAAAACTCGGTCAATTACGAGTATCCGATTTGTTTATTGGAGAGAGCGAGCGTAGCAAAGCTACTCTCTCCATTGCATGATGGATTATCTCATAATTGTATCATGAATTTTGGATTTTGGCAAGTGACAATTTTTGTCACCACGCACCGCATAATATTTACAATGTCAAATACACTGTGTCCTCCAATGTACTATATCGTACCTATTCGATCTCACCATAATACCTCGCGTCTATCATAAAAGTATTGACAGGTCACAAGCACTATGAGGGGTGTGAAATATACCCCATTAGAAATTTGCATACTATAAAAAATGCTTATAGTAGAGCCAACCAATAAACCTTTAATGATACTCATAAGTTTTCCTTATAGGTAGGCTATAAAAAAAGATTTTTTTCACCAGCCTATCACGACAAGCAATTCTGTCAACAGTACGTAGTGTCATCATAGCAACTCCAATAGCCCTGGTATATCCATACCCCTGAGCTTGCTCTCAATGGCGGCGTCAATAAGCTCATAAAAACTAAGCCCCATTATTTCCATCGACTCTTCGTAATCCATCTCTGATAACTTCTCTTGAATCTTATCAATGAGTTGTTCTCTCACGTCATGGTTAGGTACTGGTTTTAGTTGGTTCATCTCACTCTCCCCTCTAAGACAACTAAGTCTATGGGTAGGAGGGAGTTTTGAATCGATGGTGTTCGACAGTTGATATAAACTTGCCGACATTCTGGTATTGATAACCTTACGATTCTTAAGCACAGCATGAGTTTATCGTGGCATTGATTGGCACTTGAAGTGCCTGAGTTAGCAGTATTAGCTTGAGCAATGGTGATGCCACCGATCATGGTTATAATTACGAGTAATAGTATGGTTAGCCATTCACGGATTAGAGTAAGCATTGGGTATTCCTTTCGTTAACTATTCACACACAAATGCAATGCAGCGAACGTGCCACTTTGCAGTCAATGTCAAGACAATACAATGACCATATGCAGTAAGTATTACAGGGTTTTGTAATTTTTACTTCACGGTCGGCAGGACTATGAAGAGATATAGATAAGCCTTAGTTCATGGGGAGGATGTGAGACATGGTAGGTCTTGCTGTAGGGGAGGATTTACCAAGGGGTAGGGGGTGGGCAAAAACTACGGGTAGACGTAGACCTATAAAGGTCGTCCCAAAATCCCTTCCCAATTCACACGATCTTTCAATATCTTACATTGTGCGTCATGCAGGTACCTCACTCATGCTTTAAAATATACGCAAGCATTCCCCACGAACTTTACACTACTTACATTGTATACTACTCTCAACCTAACCCATGTTCTGCCCCTTTCTTTGCAAGCAAAATGGTTGTTCTTGGGCCAGATACCCTCGGTTCCTCTCCAGGCTCCGAGGGTGTCGCTAAATATAGCTGAAGGGTACTCCCGAAGCTATTAAAGCCTGGAGGCACCAACATCATGACGTTCCCCAAACCACCCATTATCAAAGCCACCCCAGAGATAGAGAGTAATGGTACGTCACACACTATATCGCAAGCACCCGTCACTCACTCCAATCGAGTCCCCAAACCCTCTACTCTTAAAACTCCTGTCAGTGGTATCGAGTTGATCGATAACGACGACATATCTTTTATAATGCAAACACACTTACGGTTAGAGCATAGACAGAACCCTTTTGTTTTACGGTTTTTAACATCTTACATAACTTGTAGAGACGCTAATGAGGCAGCTCGTGAGGCTGACATCACACCTCGTGAGGGGAAGATGTTATTAAATCGTAAAGATGTGCAGGAGTGTTTAGCAAAGATTACTGAGACCGCTGTGCTGAAGTATGGGTTAGATCCTAATGAGATTGTCGAGAAGGTGAAGGATGTTGCTTACGTAGATCCTGCTATGCTTGTGGACCCTAAGACTGGTGCTTGTTATGAGAATATGCACGACATACCAATTGAGGCCAGGAGAGCTATTAAGAAATTTGTGGTCGAGAATTTGTACGAGAAAGACCATAATGGGATCAATGTTTGTATTGGTAGGGTGGTGAAGGTTGAGATGTGGGATCGCTTAAAAGCGGCTGAGATGTTGGGTCGAGAGGTTAATTTATTTAAAGAGACCGTAGTGCAGCAGCATGATGTGACGGGGAACATGAAGGACATATTGCTTGAGAGTAGGAAGAGGGCAGAAGAGAGGCAGTTGGCTAGTGGGGCGGCGGTGCCTAAGCTGATAGAGAGTAAACGCAAGTGACAGACCCTAATATTAAAATATTCCAAGAGTTGGTTGATGAGTATAGTGTGGGGTTCCTCATACCATGACAGACCCTAATATTAAAATATTCCAAGAGTTGGTTGATGAGTATCGGTATGACTTTCATAAGTTGGTTTACGTGTTGTGGCCTTTTGGGGAAGAGGGGAGTGAGCTTGAGAATGAGGCTCCTTATGATTGGCAAATAGAGGAATGGGTTAAATTATCAAAGCACCTAAAGAATCCTCTCACGCGCACCGATACGTACAGGTTAATTATATCCTCGGGTAACGGTGCGGCTAAGACAGCCTTTGGTGCCATGACAACTATGATGCTCATGTACACTCAGATGCTTCGAGGTAGGATTACTACCAACACAGAGCCTCAGATGAGATCAATCATTTGGCCTGAGTATGACAAGTGGGTGAAGTCGGCTCGCTTTGTAAACCAACTATTCGACAAACAAGGGACCACAATTAAGGCTAGAAATAAACTCCATGAGAGCAGATGGAGAATTGATACTGTTACTTGGACTGAGCAAAATCCCACCGCCATATCAGGACTTCACAATAAAGGTGGGGCGATTTTATACGTGTTCGAGGAAGCAGCAGGAATACCTGCTAACATTTGGGATTACGCCTCAGGTGCTTTTACTGACAGAGATACAATTAAAGTGTGGTTGGCGTTTGCCAACAGTGATGACCCAGACAGCAAGTTTGAACAGAACATGAAGAGTCCTTCTTGGCACAGTAGAAGGATTGATACTCGCTCGCTAACTCACATCGATCCAAAGCAAGTAGAGACTTGGCTTATGGAGTGTGGTGGGAACGAGGACCATGATGACTTTAGAGTTCGGGTTCGAGGATTACCAAGGAAGTCGGCAAAGGACAGCATCATTGGGGTTGAGAATATAGAGGCTGCTTTAGCGCGTAGGAAAGACTTTGACGTGACTTCAGTGCATGACCTTCCTTGTGTACTGTCGTGTGATCCTGCGTGGAAGGGTGGGGATTTTACGACGATATGGATGAGGCAGGGGCACTACGCCTGTATGCTTGAGAAGTATGTGTTGGAAGGTGAGATGAACCATATGTACACCTACCAAAGACTCTGTTGGTGGGAGCGAGAGTTGAAGGCTGATGCAGTATTCATAGATCAAGGTGAGGGGACGGCGATTTACACCTTGGCTCATAACGCTGGAAAGTATTGGGAGTTGGTGTCGTTTGGCTCTGCTGCTAACGATGCGCCGGACTTTCAAAGTTCCCAGTATGGGAACATCAGAGCGCAGATGTACCATGAGAGTAACCAATGGTTGCTTAAGGGTGGGGTGTTGGACGCTAAGAATGAAGAGTGGATTGATGAGATTAGAAAGCAGCTTGCATGGACCAAGGGATCGCGCCATAGGGTCCACGGTAAGAAGATGGCTGAGCCTAAGGTTGACATCAAGAAACGAATTGGAATGTCACCAGACGTTGCTGACGGCTTTGTATTAGGTGGTGCAAGACCTGTGACAGAGAAGGCTGTGAATTACTTTACTGGAGAGACAATTGGTGAGGGAGCTTTGAAGATGCCGGATCACAGTGTTGATTACGATATTGTCGATGCGGAATTTAAGGCGCTGTACGATTGATGAAGATAGAAGAAATAACCCATATCACTCCAATTATTAAGTTGTGGCTTCATCAAGCCGCAATTCAGTTAAACAGTATGTATGGGAATAGATATGATCTAACCAGATTTGATTTGAAGAGTCATTTGAAATGTGGAGGAAGATTGACTCTCTGTGTAGGAAAAGGTCGGGTGTACGGAGTTATGCTTGCCACACTGACTGAAAACCAATGGGACTTTGGTAAGAGGCTCTACATCCAAGACACAATTTATAGCGCACATCCACGCGCAACAAAGCTGTTGATAGATGATTTTATAAATTATGGTAGACAGAATGCCGACGAGATAATCACAATGGTTGGGGAGCATACCAATATCAAAGGTGCTTCTTTAGAGAAACTCGGGTTTAAGCCCGTGGAACTTGTGTATCGTTTGGAGGTCTAAATGGGTCAGGGCAAGAAGAAGAAGAAAGGCCGTGGATACACCAACGGTATCTTCGATGGCGGCGATCCGATTAAAAACTTCACAGAAAGAGTGTTGCGCGGTGGACCCGAATACACCAGAGAAGGAATTAGAGATGTTGCTAATCTGGGTGGTGATAACTCTGATGATATTTTGGGCTGGCTTACGGCAGGTCACATTGGAATAAATCCTGAGAACAATATGCCCGAACACGTTTCAATGTATAAGTCTTCAGAAGATGCCGCAAGGTCGGTGTTTATTGGTGGTCCAGGCGGTGAAGCAGCCGTTCGAGGGATCGATGAAGGCATTGGGGAAATGACGGGTCGGAATGTTCAACGAGAACAAATGGCTCGTGCTGAAGAGAGATTCAGACAAGAACAGAAAAACAGAAAACGCTTGAGATTAGATGACCTAAGATATGATGAGATGAGAGACTTAGCCGCTTCTCGTGCTGCTGGGTCCAGGTATCGCTCAAGAGGTACTGGAGCAAGTGCCTCTAGTTATGGTGAACTTGGCGGCAGCGGAGACTTCTTAGGATTATGAGTAAAGCTGAATGCGAATACATCAGACAACAAGCTAAAGAGAAATTCGACAAGGTTCGATCCACATGGGTAGATTGCGGAAGATGGGCGCTACCTCATAGAACCAGATGGCTTTTATCCCAAACTGAGGGCGAGAGAAACAACCATCACATTGTAGATCCAACGCACATACTTGCACTACGATCATACGTTGCAGGATTTATGGAAGGTAACACTTCAGCCACTCGACCGTGGTATCGTTGTGGAACAAGAGATCCCGAGCGGAATATGTTCCCAGTCAATCATGAGTGGTTGGACCTATTTACTAGAGCAACATTGAAAGCTCTGACAAGCTCGAACTTTTATCATGCAGCAGGTGAGTTTTATCCTGACTTCGGAACCTACAATACAGGTGCCCACTTCATTGAAGAGTTGCCAGATAAAACTTTGTTCTTTCACACACTTATGCCTGGCTCCTACTACGTAATCAATAACTCCTATGGTGAAGCAGTTATCATGGTTCGAGAGATGAGTCTCGGTGTCAAAGCGTTAGTTTCTTGGTTTGGCAAGAAGAAGAATGGCAATTGGGATTGGTCTAATTTCTTACCTCGAACTCGGGAATTGTACGAAAAAGCCATGTACACTCAGATGATTGATATAGTTAGTATCACTCAGGAAAATAAAGATTTTAATCCTGAGAAACCTGTGAGCGGTGAGAACCGACAGTGGATCACTAAGACTTATGAGTTGGGTTCTGATGTCGGACAGTACCTTGGTGGCACTGGGCAATTTGGTGCTGGTGGATTAGATCGAGATGATGATGACACCTACTTAGAGATTTCTTACTCGAAGAGAAAACCATTTATCGTAGGTAAATCAAGCGGATCGATGGGATTTGAGTACGGCGAGAAGGGTCCAACATTAGATTCACTCGGCTTAATCAAATCTTTAAATAAGAAGGCGATCAGTAAAGATCAGGCAATCGAGCAGATTCTAAGACCAGCGATGCAGGGTCCGGCTTCGTTAAGAAAATCATACATAACTACAGCCGCGAACTCGTACATACCTCTTGATGCAATGAGTCTTTCTAAGAACGGATTTAGGCCAGTACATGAAATAAATCCAGCAATCGGTCCACTCGTCTCAGACGTTATGGATATGAGACAGCAAGTTGATCGAATGTATTATGCAGATTTCTTATTATATCTTTCAAGGAACCCAAAAACTCGAACCGCAACTGAGACAAATGCGATTGTTCAAGAGCAACAAATGATAATCGGCCCTAACCTGCAAAGCCTCAACTGGACCTACAACGTGCCAGTAGTGGAGTTTGTAATGGATTGGGTTCTTGATGAAGATCCTTACTTACCTCCGCCTCCTGAAGATTTGGCCGGTGAGTTTTTGAGACCTGAGTTTATCTCAGTTTTCGCCCAGGCCCAAAGAGCGGCTGACCTACCACAAGTTGAGAGATACTTAGCTTTTATCTCAAATGTTGGACAGATTGATCCGAGAGTCTTGGACAAAGTCAATCTTGACAGGGTAGCGGACATTTATGAAGATCGACTGTACTTACCAGCAGGTATCAATAATCCACAAGACAAAGTGGATGCAATGAGGCAGCAAGCGGCAATGCAACAGCAACGCCAACAGCAACTTCAAGAGATGACCCAAATGGCAGGTGCAGCCAAAGACGTAGGGATTAAAGCCAATAATGGAGGGGAACAACAGTGAGAAATTTATTAGTAGTCATGGGTGTGCTTTTACTTAGCACCGTAGCGACAGCAGGGTTCGAGGGATTTAACAACGGTACCAATCTTAAACTCTTCAATGGATTAGAGTGTAAAGAGGGTATGGTTTGTGAACGATCAAAAAACAAGATGCAAATCTCTGTTGATCTTGCAGGAGTTATTGCCAGCACTAGAGCGGTGACAGCGGCAGGAAGTTTGACTTCGGCAGATTGCGGTAAAGCAATTTTGACCACCACAACAACTGCGTACCGATTGGATTTACCAGAACTTTCAGCCTCTCTTGTTGGTTGTGAGATTGCGGTTTACAGACTAGCAGGTTCTTCTCTTCTAACTTTGAACCCAATGGGTTCTGATAGAATTTTACTTCTCACCAACGCAAACGGTGATGCCATTGCAGCCGACACAGCAGGAGAATCAGTTGTTCTTCAGGCTATCTCAGCAACTCAGTGGGCACCAAAAGCAGTTTACCCGAGTGTGTGGGCTGACGCCAACTAATGACGTTTGAAGAAGAAGAAATCAAGGAAGCTCTTGAGCATCGCAATGTCTTAATGGACATACGGTCGGTGCTTGAGACAACCCAAGGAAAGAACTTCTTCAAATATTTGTTTAAGTATTTAGATGTAGGTGAACTCCCACCAATTGGTAGTGAAGGCTCAATGCTGATGGATCGTTTAGGATTCTTAAGAGCAGGGAACTCGATCTTTAAATTGGCCGCCGAAGCAGACGCTAAAGTAGCTGGAGTGCTATTAGCGGAACTAGAAAAGGAAAGATATGACAGACTTACAAGAGAACTCGACGATCACAACAGGGTACACAACACCTCCACCAGTAGACGCGCCAAAAACGATAGAGGTTGATGATTTTGGATATGCCATCGAAGCCTCATCAGAGGTCGAGAAAGAAAAAGCAGAACCCAAAAAAGAACCAGTCGTTGTTGAAGAGGAAGAAATTAAAGACCCTGCCACAGGCTATTCAACTGAAGAACCTCCTGCACCAAAAGAAGTTCCGATTGTAAAAGAAGAAAAGAAAGATCCACCAGCAGATGATCCTCTTGCAATTGAGGAGCCTGGTGATTTACTCGAAGATGAAATTAAAGAACTGAAAGCATTTGCAACTGAGAAGAAATTAAACAAAGAAGCGTTTAAGTCCTTGGTTGATTTCAAGAAGGCTGAAGTTAAGAAAGCTCAAGAGTTTGTAAATAACCAACAGAAGGAAGCAGCCGCGTTAGCTGCCAAAACGAGACACGATTGGCACAAGGAACTCAAAGCTGACCCGACCTTTGGTGGTAATAACTTTGAGCATAGCTTGAAGGATGTTGAGAAGATTTTGAAAGATCATCTTCCCAATGTAAAAAATAAGTTGACAGAGAGCAAGGGTATCCTGCCTCCTTATATCATGAAAGACTTGGCAGCTTTGGCGAAGCACATCTATGGAACAAAAAAAATGGTCCAGGGTGATAAGATTGAGACTAAAGTTACCGAAGAGAAGCAAAACGATCCGTTAGCTTTTTACGAATAGAAACCTAAAAGGGGAGAGAACTAGATGGCAGCACTCGGAGCAAGCCTGTTAACACTGGCTGATGTAGCGAAAAGCAAGGATAAGCAAATTGGTAAAGTCGCCGAAGTGCTTGTTCAAGATAACCCAATGTTGATGGATATTCCATACATGGAGATGAACCAAGGTACATCTCATGTTGAAGATATTCGTTCAGCACTTCCTTCAGTTTACTACAGAAAGGCTAACCAAGCCATTCCGTCAAGTAAGTCAACTACTGAAGAAAGAACCTTCACAGCAGCTCACTTTGAGTCAAAATCTCAAATTGATGAAGCTGTTGCAAAACGTGGAGGCATTGATCGGATTGCATACAACCGATGGAACCAAGCACAAGGTCACATCCAAGCTCATGCAATCGAACACGCTGATCTAACGATCTACGGTTCTCCTACAGATTCAAATAGAAAAGTTGCGGGATTTTTTGACATCTACTCAACTCTCGATACTTCCGAGCCTACACACAATCAAGTGATTGATGCTGGTGGCGAAGGTTCAGATTTAACTTCTATCCTTCTAGTTTGCTGGGGCGAGAGATCAGTTTTTGGTATTTATCCAAAAGGAACTCAAGCTGGATTGAAGAGAACTGACCGATCTAAAGGTGGACAACTTGTTCAAATTCAAGCTTTGGATAGCGCCGGTAACGCTGGTTCTTTCTACGGTTATGAAGAACAGTTTGAAATCGATCACGGTTTGGTTGTTAAAGATTATCGACAAGCAGTTCGTATTGCTAACATCGACCCAGCAGCTTTGCGCTCTGGAACAGATGCAGCAGATTTGATCGACTTGATGATTAAAGCGATTCACAAGATTCACAGCTTGTCTAACGGTAAGCCAGTGTTCTACATGAACCGAACTCTACAAGCCTTCCTTGACCTTCAAGCACTTGGAAAAGTTGGTGCTGGTGGTGGGTTGACTTACGACAACTACCAAGGTGAAGAAGTAATGATGTTTAGAAAAATCCCAGTCCGAAGATCAGATGCACTTCTGAACACTGAAGACGAAGTAACAACATAATCGGAGGCATAAATGAGATTTGATATTGAGAACCAATTTTCCGTAGCACAGGCCTTCACCGGCGCTGCTACTGTATCAACCAACTCTTACCAAAAACAAACCGCTGCTCAGGACTTGAGCATCGGTCGAAGAATGGCAGTAGTTGTTTTCTTTACCGCAGCAGGAGCAGGCACTACGCACACTCTTGAAGCGATCCAAGCAGACAACGCGGCTTTGACTTCAAACGTGGAAGTGTTGGCTACTGTAAGCATCACAACTACTGCATTGTTAGCAAACCCAGGACTAGGGTATCCGGTTGAGATCCCAATTCCACAAGGTGTTATGACTAAGCAGTTTTTGGGCTTCAGACACACAGCTACTTCTGGAACAACAACTGCAACTATTGATGCATACCTTATGCCTCAAGACGAAGTTGTTAAGTACAAGTCGTTCCCTAAAGTTGTAGACGCAGACGTGGTGTAATATGAGCAGCAACAGAAATATGCCGAAGCCAAACGAAGAAGAGGTAGAGTTGAAAGACCTACCTCCGGTTCCAGAAGGCGCTCTTGCTATAAACTCTGGACCGGCCCCACTTTCCAATGTGAAAGTTGAGCCTAAGGTTCAAGTACAAGCAGGTGGTGTTCAGGTTCAGGCGATGCAAAAGGGAGTCTTTAAAAACTCTCGAAAAGCAGTTGGTGAAATCTTTATGGTTCCATCAATGAAGCACGTAGGAAGCTGGATGAAGTGTGTAGACCCAAAAGTTGAAGCACAACATCAGGAACTTTTAAAAGCTAAGAAAATAAAACTGGGCGCGGGTAAGTAATCCTCGCCAAAAAAAAGGCGGGACTATGTACACGAAAGAACAGATTTTTAACCTGGCGTTGGGTGCATTATTGCTCCAACGCGAGATTACAAACGCAGCTACAGATAGATCAAACGAGTGCAGAGTTTTAAACACTCACTACACTGTGGCATTTTGGACTACTCTCCAGGATCTAGATTTAGATTCGACATCATCTCAAGTGGAGCTTGAGTTAATTGAAACAGCACCGAATGATGGTGACGTTTGGCAGTACGCATACAGGTACCCAAGCACTTGTGTTTTTCTAAGACGCTTACAATCCTGTTCAACTATTGATAATCGATACACTCACATTCCAAAACGAGTCGCAATCCATGAGGGTGAGAAAGTCATCTTCACAAATCAAAAAGAAGCGATTGCCGAATACATTCCAAGTACCATTGCTCTTAGCACCTTAATCGCACCAGCAGGTCTTTGTATTGCCTATAAGTTGGCGATGCTTTCATCTGCATTGGTTGTTGGTAAAGGGGCACAGAAGCTTAAAGAAGAGTTGATGAGCAAGTACATGATCTTCAAATCAGAAGCTCAAGAACAAGACAGAAGAGAGAATATGAACTTTGTTGACGAAGCAATTGAATCTGAATTTGTAGCAGTAAGGACTTCGTAAATGGCAATAAAGTACCAATCTAGTTTCTCTTCTGGAGAACTAGATCCAGCACTACATGAGCGCACAACTCTGCAAAAGTATTCAAGTGCTTTGGCGACAGCAAGAAATTGGATTGTCGGTAAGACTGGACGTTTACTTACACGTCCAGGTAGCCGACACTTTATTGTAGCTCTTGATGAAACAGGTTCGCCAACTGCGAGTGCCGACAATGTTAAGATATATCCTTTTCCGAAATTAAACCTCATAACAATTTGGTACGACGGCAACAAAGTTAAAGTTGTTGATGCAAACACTGGACAAGTCTACAGCACCCTTACAGGAATAAGTTCTTTCACCGCAGCTAACTTAAGATTTGTTCCGACAGGGGACGCAATCAATGTTTTCTCCGGAGATTTATTTATTACTCTTTTGGTCCCTGTTGCTGAAGTTGGTATTTCTTTTGCTTTAACAGATACGGTTTATGACCAACTTATTGCTCCAACTTTTACCAGCAATACTGTTAGTGGTACGGGTTATGATGTTAGTTACGCAATCACAGGTGTAATCAATGGCGTTGAGACTTTACCTTTACTCACCAACACAGGGTTGATCCCAATTGCAGCAGGTGAAGAGAACGTAATCATAGTGTCTTTTGCGGCGGCAGGAAGATCGGCACCGTTTAGCGTTGCTGAACTCACTGAAGCAAGAGTGTACAGAAAACACAGAGATGGTGGAGCCTATGGTTACATCGGTTCTACCAAAGACATAGGTGCTGCATCACCAAACAGAGCCGCTACTTTTGTGGACTTCGGACAAGAGGCGGACTACTCGCAAACACTTCCTGAACTTGGACCACGTACTGATGATTTATCAGCAGGTGTGAATCCAATGGATCTTGATATTGTTGGCGGAATTATTTATCAACAGAGGCTTTTGTTTTTCCACGGTAACATTATCGAAGCAAGTCGCATTGGTAAGATCAGAGACTTTCAACGTAAGTACCCAATCTCTGCTGACTCCGCGTTGAGTATTAAAATTGGTGACGATCAAACTAAAATCCTCTGGGCAATCGAGAGCGATGGGTTAGCTGTGTTTACCACAACTGGGGTATATCTACACACAGGAGCGTTGACTCCAACCAACTTAGGTTTTGATAAAAAGGGTAACTGGGTAATTGATAACAAGGTTCCACCGCTTGCTGTCCCTGGTGGAGTTCTATTTGTAGACTCATCAACCAATACGGTTCGACAACTCTTATGGTCTCAAGAAGCCGGTGCTTACATCGGTGAAGAGTTGAGTATCTTCAGCAACCATTTGTTCACAGAACGAAGAGTGAACTCGTGGGGCTTTCAAGAGGGTGACTTTCCTCTAGTGTGGATTCTCTTTGATGGCGGAGAGATGGCTTGTTTCACGTTTGAAAAAGAACATCAGATGAGAGCATGGACAAGATGTGATCGCGCAGTAGAGAGCAAGTTCTTAATGGGTTTTCCAACCCACGTTGAGATAACAAGTGCAGGACTTGTAACCACTTCTGTAGTTTACCCATCAAGTCCATTTTTTCATTACTATCTTGATGAGGTTCATTACATTGACAGAGCGGTCAATCGTTACCTTACTCCGTCTGAATTGCAAGATGATCCTGAAGCAGACAAATGGCAGAGTGCCGCCGCTATGGACTCAATGGTTAGTTGGAGATTTTTGATAAACGATGAATTGGTTGATGATGATCTTACTGTTACTCCTGTTGTTGCTGATGATTGGGAAGGATCGCTAACTCTTTCTTGTACCAACGACGCTATCTTTGGTGAGCTGAGCCTTGGTGAAGTGGGAACTAAGTTTAGACACTTTCACCCTGTTGATCGAACTGAAGTAACTCTAACTGTTACCGCAAGAGCAAGTTCTAATTCTATTACAGTGACACCAAGTGCGGAGTTTCCATCAGATTATGCCACGAACCCAAGGTTGTACTTGTGTCGAAATGTTTTCAATGAAGACATTGATCCTGTTCTTTCATCGCCACTATCAACCAATGATCTCGATGATGATGTTGTAACTCTTGATCCTGTTACTCCTGGAGACTGGGACGGACCATTAACTTTAGAGGGTGATAACGACGATCTTCTTTCTGTAGCAAACGCCGGAGCAATTGGAGCCTTCCTTTACTATAGAAAATCAAACGGTGACATAATCAGCTTAGAGATTACTGCAAGAGCAAGTGACAATGAAGTAACAGTAACGCCAAGTTCTGAATTTCCTGAAGATGAAGCAGGGGATTTACTTCTAAAGCTTTATAAGACTAAAACAAACACGTTCTTCTTAGGTCATCTTGAGGATACAGATGTTTCAGTCCTTGCTGATGGGTACGTACTTGCTTCACCAAATAACAACATTGAAGATTACGACACAGTCACAGTTAACAATGAAGAGGTCACTCTCCCTGACAGTTACTTCGGCGCTATTGTTCACATAGGGCGTCCGTACACGATGGATATTGAGACCCTAGACATCGACACCGTCGAGCAAAGACCAGTGCTTATAGAGTCAAAGACAGTCAATAAAGTGTACGTTAAAACTCACCAATCACGCGGTCTTTATATCGGTACAAGGTTCCCTGACAGTGACCTCGTAGAGGGCAGCGACGTTACTGGTACCCACATGGTGGCAATGGATGGGTTAGATGCGTATGATGTTAACTATGAAGAAGAGAATCCAATATTGGGTAACAGATATGACCAACCAACAAGCAGAAGGTTAGAGATAACCTTGAGTGGTGATTGGAAAGCGCAAGGTAAGATATGTATCAGGCAGGTTGATCCAGTTCACGCTGAGATTTTATCAATTATTCATGATATGGATGACCAGGGGAGGTAGTTATGTGGGCAGCATTGATAGCCGGAGTGTTTCAAATAGTAGGTGGGGCGCAACAAGCTGAACAAATCAGAAGACAAGCTCGCATAAACGAAGACATCAACAAATTAAACGCTAAATACAAGGGGTACGAGGCTTACGAGGCTGAGAAATATGGGTACACGCAAGCTGCCAGGTACGAATCTGTAGTCACTAAGACTATAGGGGAACAAAGAGCAGGTTACGCTTCACAAAATGTTGATGTGAACTTCGGAACTGCCGCTGCGGTACAAGAAGAGTCACGAGTAAATGGTTTTTTAAACGCATTAGACCTACAGAAACAAGCAAGATCCAAAGCCTATGGTTTAAAACTCGATCAATCTAACATTCGCTTTGGGATGTACCTGCAATCTCAGGTCGCAGAGGCTCAAGCCTACGGTGCGCAAGCAAGTGGCGTTATGAATGCAGTTAATACTGGCGTTTCTGGGTATCAAATGTACTCTAGAAAACCAAGTGGCATCAATGAAACTCAAACAGACGTGCCGCAATCAAACGGTCGTAATGCAACAGTAGGGGCGTAGTCAATGGCAGTACAGATACCTAGAATAGATAGAGGTCCGGCACCTACTCCGCAGGAGCAGCCAGGTATCAACGTACAGGTACAAGATACAAGTGGTATCCAACGTAAGATCATGGATGGTACGGCTGATGTTATCAACAACATCGGTAAAGTCGTAAGACAAAAAGAACTTGATAGCTACGATACTGCTGCAAGAAACGCAGTAAACCAATACCATGTTTGGCACGAGACCAATGTTCAAGGTGATCCAAAGAACAACAAACCAGGGCTTGTACACTACGATGGTGAACCTTCAAAGGTGTTCAATGAGTTTGATGGTACTGATTTAAAGTATCGAGAAGACTTACTTAAGAACATGGATCTCTCTGATGAGGGTAAAGGGTACGTAGCGCAAGCGTTAAGAAATAAAGCGACCACTTTTAAAGACAATCGATTGACAGCCTATGGTCAATTGGTAAGTAGATACGATGCAAAAGTCGCAGAGACATCCATTGAACTTGAAAAGCAAGATGCTGTTGAGAACCAGGCCGGATTCATTAACCATTATGATCCAGCAAGTACCGTTAAATTTAACTCTAGCCTTGATACAATCAAATCGATTCGCCTTCGTCATGCACTTAAGATGGGTGCAGCCGAAGAGGTCCCTGCCGACAGCAAAGATCCAGATACAATTCTATTCATGGATGAAACAGGTAGAGCCAAAAGAGTTAAAACAAATAACATAGTTAAACAACAAATCGCCAAAGACATAAGTGAAACAATATCTACTTCAATCAATTCCTTTATCGCCAATAGGAATCTTGAAGAAGCCGAGATGATGATGAAGGCATATCGCAATGACATCGATCCGGTTAACCAGGCTAAGCTGCAAGAGAAGTACGATACCGCTGACATTGAAGCGAAAGCGTTTAATGTATTAGGAAAGCTTGACGGTGCTTCCGCTGTTGCTCAAAAACAACAACTCGCAAAGCTACCAGATAGCACAGCAAAGCAGAGTGAGATAAAACAAAAAGCTTATCAACTTCTAGATGCTCGAACTAGAATGGAAGCCAATGCTCAGGCGAGAGATTCTAAAGACATATATGACCAGTTAGCTAATCAACTTGTAACCATGACCGATCCATTACTCACTGACTCACCGATTGATAATGCGCTAATGCTAGAAGAGTCAGAGTTTACAATTGATGGTCGCAAGGTACCTTTTAAATCAATCGTTGATCGAGTGACAGACTCTAAACAAAGAAAAGCTCTTTATCAGTTCACTAAGAAAAGAAGCGAAGAGGGAGATCCCGATGCGTTTCTAGAGTTCATGAACATCGCTGCCGAGGGTAGAGTTTATGGTATGGAGTTTGGTGACTTCGCTGCCATGACAGACAAGATGAGTAAGTCTGAGTACGACAGAGCCTTTAATGAATGGAAGATGAAGAACCTTGAGACCGATGCCGACACCAGAGCTAGAGGCACATGGTACAATAATATCGTAACTGAAGAGTTGGCTGCCGGTAACTATGGTATTATCCGAACCCAGTCAGGAACCAATAACTTAACCAAAGATTCAGCGCGAGAAGTTGGAGCGATCAAGAGTAAGTTATCAAGAGATTTCTCTGAGATACTTCCTAAGAACATTTCCGAAAAGGAAGCAAGAGAACACATCAAAAAATATATTGCCGAACACGTTAAGAACAAAAAGGATGAAGATAAAAAAGCATCGTTTACGGAACGTATCTTTGGTGACACTCCTTTGTTCTACAGCAAGAAGAAAGGTTTTGAATTGGCAGAAGAAGTGACTGGTGCAGAACCAGAACGTAAACGTCAAAAGCAAAGATCCAATCCTCTTCTCAACCAAACTATTAAACCTAAGACCGCAGAAGAACCTGAACAAAAAGAAGATAAGAAAGAAAAGCCACCTAAGTCTGCACGTAAAGCGATTAAAGATTTAAGTGTTGGGGAGCGTAGAGCTTTCATTGCTGAAGTGGAAAAGAAGTTAGGTAGAAAACCAACACTCGAAGAGATTAAAAAAGAATACTACAAAGGTTCAAACTAATGGCTGACCAAGATATAAGCCCGTTCATTTCATTAGCTAAAACTGAGCCAGATGAAGCCGTTAAGAATATTAACGCAGCCAAAGAATTTGGTCTCGATCTTGGAATGGATGCCGATGGGTACGCCAACATTAAAGACCAGCTTCCTAAAGAAGATAACACACCAAAGACTGCATCAAGACACGTAGCTCAAGTAATCAGTAAGTCTTCTCAACACGCTTCTGCAATGAAGGAAGACATTGAGAAGATGAATTGGTTTTCAAGACAAGCCTCTTACATCAAAGATACTCTTCAGCAAAAAGATAAATCAATGGAACTATTCGATTTGGTTTCAAGAGATTTATGGGGAAGTGCATTCGGAAGAGAGTACGGAGATAACGAAGCCCTTCGAGTTGATGAGTTAAACAATGAGATTAAAGAACGATCGGGTGGATTAAAAGAATACGACTATACTTATTGGGAGTCTTTACCTGCCGGTGTAGCCGGTGGTGTTTACGATATGATAGGTTCTGTTACCAGGAACCTTGAGACAGTAGGTATCGGGGTAGGGGTGGGTGCTGGAGCAGGTGCGATAACTATGGCACCGAGTGTTCCTGTGTTGGGACCAGTTCCCATGATCGCCGGTGCAGTAATCGGTGGAGCAAAGGGCGGCGTTGCTGGTGCAGGTGCCGCAATGATTCAACAGTCTGTGGCTCATGGTAGCGCACAGGTTTATAATGATTTGAACTATGTCTACAATGATGATCCCACGTTTAAAGCACTACCTGATGACCAGAAACGACAGATAGCTAAAGGTGCCGGTGTACTCATGGGTATGGTTTCAATCATGCCGGTTAAAGCCATATCAAAGCGAGTACCATGGATCAATAAGATCGTAAACCCAAGATCCTTTGTTAAGACTATGCAGTCTGCAACGGGTAGTAAGTGGATGAACCTTGCTAAAGACTTAGCGGTAGCGGGAGCCGCTGAAGGTACAGAAGAAGGATTGCAATCTATTATCCAAACCGTTGCTAAAACATACGGTGAAACTTGGGACGGCAATGAGACCGACTTCGTTGATGGTTTAAGAGCTGCCCTAATAACCAACGCTTCAGAGACCTATACTCAGGCAGCACAGGAAGGTTTCATTGGTGCGCTAACTGGATCGGTAGTCACAGGCGGGTTACGAACTGTAAACCCTCTCCTTGGTGCCTATACGCCTGATAACATGACTCCTATTCCTAAGAGTAAAGATGGTTCACAGTCATTGGAAGTGGCTCAACAAATCAGCACTCACGCTGCGGTTTTAAAAGAGACTCGAACCAATAAAGAATTGTCTGCTGAGATGGATGAGATTGTCCAAAAGACTTATGAAGACAACGGTCTCACTTCAGTATGGATTGATAAAGAAGAAGTTAACAAGTGGGCAGGGGATGAAGATAAAGCCAAGAAAGCAATGGACCTTATTGGGGACAATTCTTTCAGCATAGACTTGGATGCTCCGATTCAAGTTCCATCAAGCAAGATAGCTCGACTTGTTCAAGAGTTCCCTGATGCCGCTGGGTTAATTAAAGTTGATCCTGAAACTCCAAGTGCTTTTAATTTCATTGAATCTAAAACCAAAGTCAGAGAACAACCGGAGCCTGAGCTTGTCAAAGATGAAGAAAAAGTTATTGTTGCCCCTGAGTCTGAAGTTGATAAGGCTCTTAAAATTGATTCTGATAAAGAAATCGAAAGGGTAGTAGAAGACACTCAGGTATTTAAAGAGCTTCAACAAGTTGATGTTCAACGGATACAAAAAGAATCACCAGAAAGATTTCAACTCGTTGAAGAGTTCTTTGAAAACAAACTGGTGTTTGATGAAGACGCCATTCCTAAAGATGGAACACCTGCACACGCAATAGATTACAATTCATTGTCTGAAGAACAGAAGCTCCAGTATCAACCAAAGCAAAGAATGTTTAAAGACGGGGGAATGAGCCTTGATGATGTTGCTAATATTTATGGTGTTGATAGCGCCGTATTACTTGACACTTTAGTTAACACTCCTACTCGTCAACAAATAATTGAACGCAACATTAAAGAACAAGAGATTGACAATCAAGACTTCGAGAAGGGTGGACTCTCTATTGAGACCATGCAGACCGTACAAGTCTATGATAGCGAGACAACTAGACACTTAAGCGAAGCTACGGATATGGGTCATAACAGGTACCTTCCTGAAGTAGGATCTCTTAAGGTTGAAAGTAAAGCTCGAATCGGTAAGACCAAATTAAAACATTTGAATGTGACTCAATGGAAAGTAGCAGAACAAAGAGCTATTAAAAAATCCATTATATCTGAGGGTGAGTCAGGCATTGAATCTTTCGTAAGAGAGAAAATCAACGCCGCTACTTCATCACAAATGGCAGCACAGACTCATGTAGCAATTGGTAAAGTAAACAGAGCTTTAAGATTCATCGGTAAAGTTCACACTGATAGAGTCCAAGCGGAACTTAAAGTTGCAGGTAAGACATACTCTGAAGCGGTCAATTACCTTCTTGGTCCATATCGCTTTGATAAAAAGGGTGATCTAAATTCCTACGCTAAGTACGCAAAGATGATGAATGCTAGGGGTGAAACTGATTTCGATTTACCAGCATCCATTGTTGAATGGTTAGATGGTTCAGAGTCAGCAAGTGAACTTAGTGTTGACGATATGTTGTTCTTAGAAAGTAGACTAAGACGTGCGGTTCACAGCGCCTACACTAAAAACCAATTGTACACAAAGTTTAAAGATAAAGCCGACGCTTTTACTTTTGAAATGATTGAAGATCAAATAGCAGAGGAAGCTGAAAGCCATTCTAAATTTGATGAATCAAGAAACGAAGAGTTGGTTGGAGCTGATGGTTACTGGGAACAAGTTAAAGACTTCATGGAAACGCTTGGTTCTAAATTAAAGAACAACGCTTACATTGCAGAGAATTGGAGTGATGGTAAGCAAGGGTCTTTCTTAAGTAAAGTCTTACACCAACAAATCCAAGGTGTCGGCGAGTACGCCGGTGAGTTTGGAATGGTAGCAAAGAACAACTTACTTGATTCAATAAACATAAAAGTCGCTAAAGTAAGAACTAAATATTATTCCAATAAAGACTGGTTCAATCTAAGAGTAACCAAAGTTAAAGTTCCAGAGTTTAAAGGAAGCAAATTAAAACCGAATCAAACTAAGGGGTCACTCATTGCTATCCTTGCTAACATGGGGAATGACTACAATAAAAAAGCAATCGAGCGATTTGGTTTATCGCAACAAAGAATGTTCCAAATCCTTTCTAAGTATTTAACAAAGAATGATTTTGATTTTGTTCAAGAAGGAATGTGGGACACGTTTCAGGATATGAAAGGTAGAGTTGCCGAGGTCCATAAGATTGTGACAGGTAACGACCTTGAGTTTGTCGAGCCTGTTGGGTTCACAATGTTTGGTACCAAGTACAAAGGTGGGTACTATCCTGCTAGGTACAAGGGTACCACTGATGACTTCTTAGATGCTGTGATTGCTGAGATAAAAGGTGAAGAGGATATTCGTCCTGCAACAGACGGTGCCACATTCCACGGTATGGTTAAGGCTCCTCACTTAGAAGAACGCGTTGGTTCAGAGCAGCTTGTAGATATTGATCTTGATGTGTTCTCAGAGAGTCTTGAAGAAGTCGCTCATCACATCACCATGCAGATACCAATTCTTAACGTGAGTAAAATATTGAAGTCTCCTAAAGTTAAGAGGGCTTTGATTGGTGCTACAGGTAAGAGAGACTATGAGTTGTTTAGAGATAACGTAGCTGAAATGACCAAATCAGTTAAGGCTCATGAGTCACGCATCCACAGACAACAACAAGCGTTCATGAGTAAGGTTTATAATAATGTCATGGGTGCAGCAGCGATCAGTTGGATTGCTTACAATATGTCATCTATGGTGGCTTCACTGTATGCGTTTCCCCAGGTGATGAGAAGAATGGGTGGACCTCAAGGTATTCCGTATTTGATAAGAGCTTCGATGAAGCTACCGTTTATGTGGAATAAAGCTCATGCTTTGTTGTCTGATAACGATCCGTCTATTTCTAAAACCAGAGAAGGCATTGATGATAGTAGACGTGAGGGTATTAGAAGACAATTACCGCCAGATAGAGCTATCAAAAGTAAAGCATGGAACACCCTAAAGAGAATGCAGGAAAGCGTAACCAGTTTTGCTTTTGATTCAATCCTAGATGGTTTTGATAAAAGGATTAAAGTTATCTCAGGAACCGCAGCTTACTCTCAGTACATGAACGGAGATGCGCCAGGGCATGATTACAATTCAGTTTACAAAGGTAAGACTCAACAAGAGATCCATGAGAATGCAGTAGCGTATATGTTCTCAGTTGTTGAGGGTGGAACCATGAGGGCCGGTACTCTTGATAAAGCTCAAATTCAAAAGGAACCATTAGGTAGACTCTTCACTCACTTCTGGAACGAGATGAGAGGGAACCTACAAAATGATCTTCAACAAAGAAGAAATTTAATTCGAGATTCAAAGGCCGTTAAAGATCACGTAAAGAACGGTGAGTTTTTTAAAGCCAATCTTGCACTTCAAGGTGCTTCTCAAAACATGATGGGATTCTGGTTGAACCTTATGGTCAGCATGATGATTACCAATTTCATATTGGGTAAGAATCTTACTGATGAAGAAGATCGCGAGAAGGATGAGTTTTCATTTGACGAATCCCTGAGTGAATTTCCTGATTGGGTTCTATCTCGCTTTAGTTCATGGAAGGGATTTCTCGAAATGGCCGCCACAAGACTCTCTCCAATTCCTGGGGTCAGTCAGGTTGTGTTTGGAACCATGACTGGTAGAGATGCCTCGGTACCAATAGCTCAGGTCCTTACGGACGTTGCTAGAGCTGGTAATGGTGCCGCCACAGTTTACAACAATATGGCAGAAGGTCTTACTTTCTTAGAGTCTACTGAAGCAATGACCAATAAAGAAGTTCGAGGACTTCTAATGACAACTGCTTATAGCGTTGGTGGATTACCAATGAACGCCATTACTAAGTTCAGTAAATATGCAAACGATGAAGAGAATGAAGGTATGGTTGGAGATGTTGCAATGGGCGCAGGTGCAACAGTAGCTCTTGGTGGTGTGAAACTACTTGATCTATTTAAGCAATTCTTAGGAATGCAAGATGATGATGACAAGGCTTTAATGGAAGCAATGAGCGATGATGATGCCGCACTTCTAGAAGTCATGGAAGAAGATAAAGCAATTGGTGAAATGCCAAATAAGAAAGAAGTTGTCGAAGCCATTAAAGCAAGTATGCCGGAAGTAACTGTCAGTGCTGATGATGTTCCTGTTGAATGGTTTGATGCCATTAAGTTTACCGAGAGTAGCGGTAAGTGGAATGCAAGACCTGGCACATCGGGTGCCTTTGGGTTCTATCAATTCCTTCCTGGTACGTGGCGAGAGATTGTAAACTCACCTGAAGGTAAAGAAGCAAAGCTCACCATAGGTGGGAGAATGCAGAGAAATCAAAAGCAACAAGAGACGGCTATTAGAATTTTCACCGAATGGAATATGAAGGAATTGGTTAAAACCAAGACCCCAATAACTCTTGAGAGTCTTTATTTCAAGCATCACTTTGGTAGAGCAGCAAACGCAGAGCTTGTTTATAATGCTGGTGTTAAAGACACGGCCAAGATCCCTTCAGGGTTATTTAGTAAGGCTGCAATTAGAGCCAACCCTAAACTTAAACCACTGAAAACAATTGGAGATGTTAAGGGTTACATTTTAGACGCACTTGAACGAGGGTTAAGGCACCCTAAATATGTTGAAAAGTATGCAGATTGACGTTTAACTAAGAGGTAAGGAACCAACAATGGCACGTACAGATTATGATGTAATAGAAGAATACACAGGTACGGGTAGCCTAGACACCTACACGTTTGACTTTAAGATTGAATCACTCGCACAACTATTAGTTGTAGAACTTAATACTCTTGGTGTTCAGACTCAAAAGGTTCGAGGGACTGATGTTACTTACATTGACTCAGTAACCTTTGATGCTGAAGAGGGTGGTGGTACTGTGGTACTCGCTGCTAACCTCACTCTCAATTATAAATTAAAACTTATCCTAGCTAACGATGAACCAACACAACCATCTCAATTTAGAAACAAAGGTGCGTTTACTCTTAAGAGTATTGAGAATGCACTCGACTTTGTTGTTGGTGCAGTACAGAGATTAGCTTACAGGTCTGCCAGGTCAGTACAACTTGATGAGTCCATTATGACTGCCGAGTTCGATCCGACTCTACCTGTTGAGATAGTCGGTGCGGACAACTACGTAATCATGACCAATGAAGATGGTGATGGTTGGGAGTTGGGTCCAAGTGCCGCTAGTATTCAAGAAGCCATTGATGCAGGTGTGGCAGCACTCGCAGCTCAAGCTGCCGCTGAAGCAGCGCAAGCCGCAGCCGAGTTAGCACAGACCGCAGCGGAGACTGCCGAGACTAATGCAGAGACCGCTGAGACAAATGCGGAAGCGGCTCAAGCTGCGGCAGAGGCAGCGGTAGCTTCAATATGGAGTGTCTATACAACCCATAACATTACAGCAGGTCAGAGTGCTACGGCACTGACAGATGAGACGTGGCTCTCAGCATCTTACACAAGTGTAGTGTATGAGTTTGAGATCATTCGAGGAACCACATTAAATGCATATGGTAGAGTAATATTTCAAAAACAAAACGGATCTTGGTTAATCAGACTTGCAAGCTATGACGGTGACGTTCATGGAGTAACTTGGAGTTTAACAGGAACAACAACACAGCAACTTAATGCGGCTGTAGGAGCAGGGGACAATGGGACGATCAAACTTACTCGCAGACTTGTTGCGTAGAAAACTTTTAATAGCTGGTATTATAATACTACCGCTCATTGCGGTAGCAGCTCACATCATACCAACTGACACAGTCATTCAAGGAAGTGTGACTGCTAACAGCGCACAAGTTGATAACATAAATATAGATGGTAACACTATCAGCACGACTGATGCCGCTGGTAATTTGGTGCTTACACCACACACTACAGGTCAAGTGTTTGTTGGCACTACGTTTGGTGTGGGTAACTTAGACTTTGATACGAATACAATTTCAGGAAGTGCTGATGTTAACATCACATCAGGTGCGAGTGACTCAGTAATCATAAGTCCTGAGCTTGCAGTTGATAACTTACTACTTAATGGAAACACAATCAGTACAACCAACGCTAACGGTAACTTGCTGTTAGAACCAAATGGTGTTGGTGAGACCTTCTTTATGAAGGGTGCGAGAATGCAAGCGGCTGGCACGTTTAGCTTTGCTGACTCTGATAGCGGTGAGGCGGTAGGAATTAAAGCCCCTGCTACAGTACCAATTAACTACACAATAACTCTACCAACGGGTCAGGGTGGGTCAGGACAAGGGTTAATCAATGACGGCTCTGGTAACTTATCGTGGGGTGCTGCGGGTGGCGGCGGTGGTATATCAAATGCTGAATACAATTTTATCATAGCTGGTGATGGCAACTCTAGGTTTGAGGAGAACGTAACGGGTTGGACAGGTTCAACTACTGCTCCAACTCTTGAAACTACTGATGAGATCGAGGGTGATGCGTCTTTATCTTGGGACCCTGCTGGGGCTGAGACTCTTAGGTCTGATGCGTTCACTATTCCAAAGGCATTCTATGGGACCAATTGCTACGCTGAGATTTCCTACACTGGTGGCGACGTTGATTATACTTTAGAAGTTTTAGATGGAACAAACACCGAGATAGCATCGTCTTGTGGAGTTACCACAGACTCAAACGCATTTGAGGTTTTATCTGGAGAAAGTGCTATTGCTTACTGCACGTTCGTTTGCCCAACAAGTGGTAGTGCCAAGATAAGCTTGGTTGTTGGAAGTAACGAGCCTGAGATAATTATTGATCGAGCGTACTTAGGCTCTAACTTTAGATTGAGTGAAGTGAATCAGGCGTCTCTAGCGGGTGAATCTTATTTTGCAGCAACTACCAACTGCGCAGGATGGGTTGTTACAAGTACCAGTGCTGCTGCTTTTGCAACTGATGCTGATTGTCCTGGCCCAACAGTAGTTCGATCACAACTTGGAAGCTGGCAAACAACTGACGCAAATTTGCCAATTCAAACGATCAATGATCTGCCGGCAGGAACTTACAAGGCGACGTTTTTGATTCTTTCTGGTTCTAGCGCGGCGAGCGGGTCTCGCTACCACATAAACGATGGGACCACGACATCAATTGGTTCGCCTGGTTATAATGATTTAAACTCTGCGGCGGTAACGGTCTCTGCAACTTTTCAATATGCGTCTGCTGGCAACAGGTCGTTTCAACTTTATGGGTCTGCCGTTTCGGGATCTGTAACCGTGTTTGGCTCTGTTAGTCCGACCAATTTTATTTTGGAAAGATTTCCTTCAGCGTCACAGATTGCTTACACTCCTCCAAGCCAAAGAGAGATAACAAATGTTTTTAGTGCGCTTGTTACTGATGGCGCGGTGACAACAACAGTGTCAAACGAAAACCAAGACTGGATTGATGGAAACTGTACCAACGCAAGTGCGGGAAGGTACGTTTGTACTTTTATCAGCGGGGTTTTTTCTGTTGCACCAAACTGCACAATAGTGGCTGCACACAGCGATAACAATGATACGAGCGTTGTTTATGACTCCATTTCGTCCACTCAAATTGCTTTTTCAACTATTAGGGCTGGGGCTTACTCTGACAGAAACTCAATGATAATGTGTCAACGTGGTGCTGCTGACTATTCTGCAAAAGAATCAACGGCACCTCTTCTAGTCAACAGTGTTGTGAGCGGATATGCCGGTGTTTTAAACCAACAAACCGCAAGCATTGATTGTGACGGCGCCTCAAGCATTAACTCACAGCTTGGATCTTGGGTCTCGTCAGTTGGCAACATATCAGCCGGTCAGTGTTCAATTACACTTTTGGCCGGAGCTTTTGCATCAACGCCATACTGTTTTGCCACAGAGTTATTATCTGGTAGCGCACCAAGAGCTTTGTCTATGACAAACACTTCAGCAACAGCTCTTACCATCGATTGCGTTGGTAATACTGGGTCAGATTGCAGCGACTTTGATGCCAACATTATGTGCATAGGACCTAAATGAACTGGGAATTTGTAGGACAATTTCTAACATACCTAATCCCTGCTACTGGAGCAGTTCTTGGTGTGATTAAATTTGCCTACGATAGAGCAGAGAAGCTTGAACAGGATAAGCTTAAAGCAAGACAGAAGATCAAGGACCTTGAGGGTAAGCTCCAGCAAGTGTTCCTAGATCAAATGAAACAAAAGATAGATCACCTTGAGAAGCAGCTTGATGACCACGGTTTGAAGTTCGAGGATATGGCAGCCAACTACAACGCTGTATCAAAACGAATCGAGAGGGCTTCTGTTTTAATTGATAAAGTTAGTGAAGACGTAAGGTTATTATACCGACAAGTCATAGACAACAAACCAAAAAACTTCGGTAGTATTAAAATTATCGACGAGGGGGAATAATGGATTTTTTTTATGGGGAACTGGTTCAAGTTTATTTGAGAGAAGGGTTGGAGATACTTGGAACATTGAGTGTCCTTGCTACTCTCTTGGTAAGACTTCCTGCGTTTAAGAAACACGCAGGTAGTGTAGATGGTGCTGTAGGAAAAGTCGTAAAGGTTATCCAATGGATGCCGACAATAGGTGTGAACCCAAGGACTAAAGCACTTGAACAAGCCATCCAAGATTTTAAAAAGTAAAACAGAAATTAAAATCACCAGGGCGTGGGGAGACGGAAAGACTTCATTAGGGATTCTAACGGTGGTGGGGTCTTCTCATCGCCCGCTTTTTACAATCGAGCGGTTCCCAATCCCTCCTGGTGTTTACACTTGTAAACCGTTTAGTGGTCCTAAGTTTAAGGGAGTCTATGAGATTTGTGACGTGCCAGGAAGAACAGCAATCTTGTTCCATCAAGGTAACGCTCCGAAAGATTCTGAAGGTTGTGTGTTAGTAGGACTAACCGCATCATGGGTTGAAGGCCAACCATTTATTGGCGCTTCGAGGTTAGCGTTTGATTGTCTTAAAGATATTGTTAAAGATTCTGAATTTAGTGTTACGATCCTAGACGGTACCATCGGGATCGAGACTCAAGGACGGGACTCGTGACCGAACTTGTTTCTTCGATAGTTTTATTAATCAAACAATATCCACAAGTTAAGTTAATTTTCGATGAAGTCTTTAAAGCTTACATGAAAGAGATGCATAAGATTGACGTTAAAGATTTCATCGAAGCTGAACGAAAAGGTGATGTGAAAGAGATGCAGAAGATTATGGGTAAGTTGATAGGATGAAGCTACCTAGATGGTCGAAGAGTCTGGAAAGCTTTAGCGTGAGTGCAATTCTCATCTGCTTCATTTCTGGTTGTGCAACCGGAGAACCTGTCAGGTCTTTGTGTGAGTTGGATTTTGAAAGACAGATGTGTTGGTACGACCAGGAAGAACACGAAGGGATCTCATTTAAAGACATGAGGGTCCAGCAACTAGAGTGTCGAATCAAACCAAATGGTAACTGTCTTTATTCAATTGATAGTTATGATCTCACACGTACCATTAAGGCACTAAAGAAGTAATTTGGTTAAGTCTAGCGAACTCTCCAAACAACTGTTGGGCTGCTTTATTATAGGCTAACGCAGCTTCGATTTCACAATCAAAACAACCTAGTGATTTTAATTTTTTGTTTATTTGTATTCGCGCTCTCCATTTTCTATCTCTTTTAACCCAATAGACTCCTTTATATTTTGATGTCGAATCTGCGTGAGACGACATATTCATGTTATTCTCACTATGATTACAGAGTCTCAGATTGACTTTTCTGTTATCTAATCTATTCCCGTTGATGTGGTCTACAAGACTGGTTGTCGCATTGAGAACTGCCCTGTGCATATAGATGCTTTTTGTTTTACCTGTTTCTGTTCGTATTGATCTAGTCGCATAATAACCATACGGTGTAACAAGAGCGGTCCATTTCCATTGATTGAGTCTCTCATAGTCTTCTGCATCAACTACCGCTATCTGTCCTTTGGTTAGTTTTATGGATTTAATACTGGACATATTCTTCCCCTTTACCGATAGTTAACATAGACTTTTAACCATCTCAAGCCTCGAGGAGGACCTCATGTTTAGAGTAAACGCACAAGGTATTAACGCAGATATAGATCAGACCGCAGAAGACCTATGGTCAGTCGGAGGGCTTGCAACATTCCCTGCCGCCGCTGCCGCCACCAACGTCATCTCATCAAGTGCTGATGATGATGGAGATCCAGCAGGAACCGGAGCGCAGACAGTAAGAGTCCACGGTCTTGACGCAGACTATAATAAAATCACAGAAGATGTAACATTGAATGGGACCACTGGGGTTACTCTAGTTAATGAGTTTTTGCGCGTTAATCTCATCGAGGTGCTTACGGCTGGCTCGGGGTTAGTGAACGCAGGGACCATCAGTGTACGTCACACCACGACCGTCCTGAATCAAATAGCAATAGGTGCCAATAGATCACAGTCAGCATTCTGGACTGCACCTCTAGCTCCGGCTAATTGGTTGTTGAAGAGTATCTACTGCTCAATCACCAACGCTGTTGATGGTAGTGCGACGTTTCAATTGTTGACTAAGAAGTCTGGTGGGTTGTGGCAAGTGCGCTGGACTCATGCGCTCTACGGTAACAGCAACGCTTCTTTATTTACCAAGCTCGGCGCACCAATGCACATCGAGCCAGGTGAAGACGTAAGGTTGAGAGTATCATCAAGTGCAACCAACACAGCGGTAGCTGGTGGCTTTGACTTGATTGGTTCATCACGACCGTGGTCTTAAACCTCAAACCATTTGTTCATTGCTGCATTAGCAAACTGAACTAAGAATGCCTTCTCAATTCCTGACATCTTAGATGTGACCATGAATTGAGAAGAGTCTTTGTTTAAAGCTATAAGCATCACACCATCAAAGTTATCAGCGCGATCCATAAACTCTTGGATCGCTTGATGAACTGATTGGTCTTTGGGCAGCTCAACTATTTTCAAGTGGTAGCTCTGGTTGTGAGTCATCGACTTGGTTGTTGGGGTCTAACGCCATTGACTTCTTTGCAAAGAAACAAGCCTCCTCTAGCTTCGTCAGACAAACTGCACTAGCTCTAGGGTGGGTAAGTAAAGGTTCAAGATCATTGAGCATCTGCTCAAATATCTGTTGGATCTTAACAGCCTTCTCTTGTCCTAGTTTGTTTAGTTTCTGAAAACCAAAATAATTATATTCATTCATATCACTCTCCTTTTAATATTGATTCGATTTTAGCTTTAACACTTTCCCAAGTCGCATCACCTTCAACATAATACAAAGCTAACTCAAGCGCCCTCTGATGCTTGTCTAGTTGGGACAAGAGGAATTCAGTATCGGTTTTTGAATTTGAAATCCAGTTCCAGTGCTCTTGATAACCATCATTCGCCTTCTCTACCCTATCTTTTATACCACTGATTTTATCTGCGAGGCTCACTTTAACATCCTTAAAATATTTTGACGGCATCTTTCACAAAGCCAAAAAATTTTAATTTTAACATTTTCAATGTCGGCCATGCTGGCACCAAAGGTCGCTGGATTTTTGCACAAAAGACAATCTTGCTTGTTCACACATCCTCCACAGGTTCGTATTTAGTTTGAAACACATCATCACGGCATGGATAAAATTCTCCACGCGTCCCTTTTATGATCCAGTCGCCATAGTTAAGAAACGCTATCCCATTATCGGTTTTGATCCCAGCTTGTTCGTTTACTTTATTGTGTCGAAATTCTTTAGGTACAAAAGCACAAACAGCATCTTGATTTCCGTCAATCCACTGCACAGCCTCAATCACTATTGGCTTAGCTCGGTAGGGTTTCATATATCGCTCCAGTCTGAATCGTCTGGTTCAAACACGACAGTTACTTTTAGTTTTCCTGTAAAGTCTCCTTTTATTTTTTTAAGTCTTTCATCTTGAGGAAACATAAAAACCTCTTGTACATCCCTATAGTAGTCGAATACTTCTTCAAACCCATGATATGTCTTTTCCAATAACGTAATACTCATCTAACCCCCAGTTGATATAACACAAAAACAATAGAAAAAATGAGACCAAGAAAAAGAGAGATCCCACCAACATAGAAAACCAAAGATAGAAAGGTTTCTTTGACTGTCATCACTTCAACCCTCTCTTAAACTTGGCGAACTCGGCTAGTGCTTCAGTAGCTATAGAACCACAGTCTTTATGTGCCACGTTCCAGTGTACACAAAGACCTTTGTACCTTTTTAGTGCGTCTGCAAGACTCTCACACTGATCCAGTGCTGCTTGATAGGCTTGCTTTTCCACTAAAACAATTGAGCCTTCGTATCCAATATATTTTTCGATATTGATGGATGCATACCAAACATCTTTATTTTTGTAAGATGGTCGAACAATGAACTCACGCGGCCTTGTTTCACTCATTGGTCTTCTCCGATTTATCATAACCATATTGGTACATCATTGTGTCCTCTGAAAAGGTCACGTTATCAACATTAAGTCCATACTTGCTTGTGACCATAAAGCCACCTTCTGAAACACTTGCCTCAACAATTCGCTCAACGCGTCTTGCGATGAAGTCACAATTCTCAACCGTTGTTCCATGAGGAAAATAAAGCACAAGTTGTTTTATGGGTTTCTCACTCATTTTTCACCTGCTCAAATAACCACTTCGCTAGTTGCAAAGCCTCATGTCTTGTTAGTTCAAAGTTTTCATAAACATATTTCTCATCTGTCTCAATAAAATGATAGTGTCCAAGATCACACTTTGTTTCTTCTGTGCTTTTAACTTTCATGTGCCCTGAGAAATTGCATTGTAAAAAACAATCCTTTTTCCTAGTGAAGTGAACGTCCATGTTTGAATCATCAGTTGAAACAATTCTGATTTTATTTTTACTAACTGTCAGTGTTGGATTTTTAATCTTGATCTTTGGAATATCCTCATCGCTGAAGTCGTAAACCTCATCAATATTTATTGGTTCATTGTCTCTTTTCTTTCTCATTCCACCCACCAATTCACGCGTTGCTTAAGCTCACTATGAATCCATAAAAAGCGAAGTTCAATCCAAACAAGACACGAAATAAATCCGATTAGAGCGCCAAGAAGTAGGAGAATCATGGGTACCTTTCCTCTAACAAGAAACAACCTAGGTTGTAACCAGGATCATATTTTGAAAGAATGCTTTTATGTGTGCAGCTAGATTTCTCCATTGCTGTGACAATACCAAAACAAAAGGTTCCTATTGAATACACTATAAGTAGAAAAACTACTTCTCTAAAATTAGCTTTCATTTTAACTCCTCTGGACCGTCGGTCTTATCGTGTTCTCTAATCAAACAATCGGCTATCTCCAAAGACTGCTTACAACAAACCTCAACATTAAATGGTGTGATAACATCGGCACTTACCCATGCAGCTAGAAGTTGTGTGGCTATGTATAGTCTCGTTGGTATTTCTTTTTTATCAGCACTCATGGTCTCTCCGGTAAAGTACCGCTCCGTTAAGAGCGGCACAGAAATTACTTCTTCTTTGGTTTTGGTTTTTTCTTAACTGGTTTTTTAACTTCAACTTTCTTTCCTTTTCCTTTCATGTTCCCCTCCTTTCTTTATAATCCGCCACTCATTCTGATAAAGAATATTATCAACCACATTATAAATAGTCCCATCACAATTAGAAATGCGTCTCTCATGGTTCAAGCAACTGGTTAAGATTGATAACAAATGTTTTAAACATAAGGTCAGGGTTAGGTGACTCACCAATCACATAGGATGTGAAGAGAGTTAAGGCCAACAAAGTTCTATCTATTGGCTCATTAGCACAGGCTTTAGAGATGCGGTCCCCTAGTGCTTCTGCTGCACACAAGTCTTCTTTTGTTGTGTGCCTTATCTCAATTCTTTCCATACTACTCGCCCTTTCCTGCCCGTACCCTCACCCTCAATCTTCCACTTAAGACCTGCGTCTTCGCACTTCCTGTTAATGCGTCTTACTATCCCTGCCACTTTATTGTTGGCCTCAAAGACTTCATCGCCTTCAAAGAACATGGTGGTTAGTTCAGCAATGCTGATCTTATTCCTGCCGATTAACTTTATGATCTTCTCTTCGCTGTCACTAAACATTTCTCACCACCAATAGTTTTTCTGCTTCTTTAATGTAGTAACCGTAGTCCAAGTCTTTCCAATCAAATGCCTTTGCATCGTTGCACTCTTTAACAAGAACGCCCGACTCGATACTCGTTACAACTTCTTTATACTTTGATTTATTTTTCGTATGGATTCGTTCATCCCAATCACCACCCACTTGATTGAGTACCGTCTCATAGAATGCATCTGAGATTTTATTGCGTCGCTTGTAGGTACCAATCACACCCTTTGGTTTAGCGATCTTCTTCATTGGCTCACCCTTGGTGGACACATAATACCTTGTGGTTTTCTGTTGA